ACGGAACGCCCGAACCGGAAACCCCGGCGGCTGCGGTTCGCAAGCGCGTCAAGGCCATGCCCAAGCCCGCTGAGATGCTGTCGTGTCCCCGCTGTTCGGGCCATGAGTTCATCGAAACCAAGATTGGCGTTCTGGTTCAGGCCGGAAGGCACAAGGGCGGGACCAAGACCCTGATCTGCGTGCCGTGCCTGACCACAGGCCAGCGCGTCGCCGTCCTCTAACATCGACCCCATCACCGGCCCTTAGCCGCTGACAACCCCGCCTCACCAGCGGGGTTTTTTATTGCCCAAATCCCAGGACGGGACGGGCGAACGGGCGGGATCGCCCACAGCCGCCAGCGGATGCTGGAGAAAGCCACCACAATGGAACTCAAGCTCGATGAATCGGGCCATGTCGTCGTGTCCGATGGCAAGCCTGTCTATGTCAACGCCGAGGGGCGAGAGGTCGCCTTCGATGCGGCCGGAACCGTCGCCACCATCACCCGCCTGAACGGCGAGGCGAGGGGCCACCGCGAGGCCAAGGAAGCCGCTGAGAAGGCGCTGAAGTCCTTTGAGGGCATCACCGACCCGGCCGCCGCCCGCAAGGCCCTGGAGACCCTTTCGAGCCTCGATCAAAAGAGGCTCATCGACGCTGGCGAAGTGGACAAGGTGAAAGCCGAGATCGCCGCCAGCTATCAGGCCAAGCTCGACGCGGAAGCCGCCAAGAACCAGAAGCTCGAAGCCGACCTCTACAGCGAGAAGATCGGCGGCTCGTTCGCCCGGTCCAAGTTCATCGCTGAGAAACTGGCCTTCCCCGCTGACATCGCTGAGGCCCGCTTCGGCAAGATGTTCAGCATCGAGGACGGCAAGGTCGTTGCTACCGACCACAACGGCAACCGCCTTTACAGCCGCTCAGACCCCGGACAGCTCGCCAGCTTCGAGGAAGCCTTCGAGATGATCATCGACGCCTATCCGCAAAAGGACACCATCCTTCGCGGCACGGTCGGTGCAGGCGGCGGCGCTGGCCAAGGCGGTTCGGGCGTTGGCGCCAAGAAGATCAGCCAGGCCGATTTCGACACCCTCGACGCCAAGTCCCGCGCCGCCAAGATGGCGGACGGCTTCGTCATCGCAGGCTGACCAAGACCTCTAACCGAACGCCTGGATGGGCTGTCGGTGCTCACGGGTCGGATGACCCCCCCTGTCCCCCCTCCCGAAAACACCTTCAGCCTTGAAAGGCTTGCATCGCCATGTCCAATACCCTCACCACGCTTGCCCCCACCCTGTTCAGCGCCGCCCGCAAGGTCGCCGCCGAGCCCTTCGGCGTCGTCAACGCCATCGACGCGCGCTTCGATGACAAGGGCGTCGCCAAGGGCGATACCGTGACCGTGCCCGTCGCTCCGACCCGCACCGCCTCGGACTTCACCCCGGCCGCCGTCACCGCCACCGGCTCGGATGCTACGTCGTCCTCGATCGGCGTCACCATCACCAAGTCGCGCAAGGTCGATTGGCACCTGACCGGCGAGCAACAGCGCTCGCTGGACAACGGCGGCAACGCCCCCGATTGGGTGAGCCAACTCCTGCAACAGGGTATGCGTACCCTTCGCAACGAGTGCGAAATCGACTGCGCCGCCGCCGTCAAGGTGGGCGCCTCGCGCGCTTACGGCACCGCTGGCACGACCCCGTTCGCTTCGGACCTGACCGCGCTGACCAACGCTCGCAAGATCCTGCAAGACAACGGCGCCCCGCTGGCCGACCTCCAGTTCGTCGGCGACACCGCCGCTGGCCTGAACCTTCGCAACCTCGGCGTGATCCAGAACGCCTATCAGGCGGGCTCGGACGCCGAACGTCGCTCGGGCAACCTGCAACGCCAGTTCGGCTTCGAGATCAACGAGTCGGCGGGCATCACCACTCACACCAAGGGCACGGGCGCGTCCTACACGACCGACACGGCCGGTTATGCGGTAGGGGCCACGGCCATCACCCTGATCACCGGCACCGGCACGATCCTGGCCGGTGACATCCTGACCGTCGCGGGCGACACCAACAAGTACGTGGTCGCCAGCGCCCTGTCCGGCGGCGTCGTCACCCTGGCCTCACCCGGCCTCAAGGTGGCCATCGCCGCGTCGGCCACGAACGTCACGGTCGGCAACGCCTACACCGCCAACCTGGCCTTCGAGCGCTCGGCTGTCGTCGGCATCATGCGCCCCCCGCTCATGCCCGCCAACCCGACCATCAGCCAGATGGCCATCAGCGATGACCTGGGCATGACCTATCTGATGCTCGACATCGCCCAGTACGGCCAGCGCACCTGGGAACTGCACCTGGCCTGGGGCTTCAAGACCGTGAACGAGCGCTTCTCCAGCCTCGTTCTGGGCTGATCAAGCGGCGGGGAGGGCTTCGGCTCTCCCCGTTTCCCCTTCAACCGGAGACCCTCACATGTACGACACCTGCCCGACCGTTCGCGTTGTGAGCGACAACGAACAAGGCTTCTACGTCATCAACGAAGCCGACTTCGACGGGGCCGTGCATGTCCTGTTTGGGGCTCCTACGCCCACCCAATCCGAAGGCCCAGTCCTCATTCCGTTCGATTGGCTCGGCCTGCACTGGAAGGCCCGCGTGGCTCTGGCCAAGCGCCTGGACGCCTCGGTGACCAATGACGCCGAAGCCAAGGCCGTCATCGCCGCTGAACAGGCCCGCCGCGACCTTGACCAGCCCATCCGGGAGGTTGACGGCCTGACGATGCGCGAACTTCGGGCTGACATCGCCGGGCTTGGCATGGACGCTGATCCGACCATGGAAGCGGCCGAGCTGCTAGCCATCCGCGACGCCGCCCGCGCTGCTGCCTAACGCCTAGAGCCGGGAGGCCTGACCATGACCCTGATCACGACCTCCGGCTCGGCCACCGCCGACAGCTACGCCAGCCTCGTTGAGGCCGCCGCCTACCACACCGCGCGCGGGAACGCCGCCTGGGCTGCTCTAGCCTCCGACACCGTGCGCGAACAATGCCTCCGCAAGGCCACCGACTACATGGTGCAGACCTATCGCCAGGCCTGGGCAGGCTATCGCACCACCTCGACCCAAGCCCTCGACTGGCCCCGCTATGACGTGCCGATGCGCGACGGGCCTAGCGAGGCGTTCTATCCCTCCGACACCATCCCCGGCGCCGTCGTCAATGCCTGCGCTGAACTGGCCCTGAAGGCCGCGACCGCCGCTCTTGCCCCCGACCTGACCCAAGGCGTCAAGCGCAAGAAGGTCGGGCCTGTCGAGATCGAATATCAGGACTACAGCCGGTCCTCGAAGACCTATCGGGCCATCGACAACCTCCTCTCGCCCTACCTTGGCGCGGCTGGTGGGCTTCGGGTCGTGCGCGCGTGAGCGAGTTCTATGACGACCTCGCCAGCACGGCGGCTGAAATGCTCGCCGAGTTTGGCCAAGCCGTCACCCTGACCCATAGCGCCGCCGGAACCTATGACCCGGCCACGGGCACGGGAAGCGCGCCGACCGTCACGACCCAAACTATCAACGCCGTCGAGGAAGCCTATTCGTCCCGCTCAATCGACGGAACCTTGATCCGGTCGGGCGACAAGAAGCTGCACCTCTCGCCGCTGGACACTTCCGGCGCGGTCATCAGCCTGCCGGTCCCCGAAGACACCGTGACCTTTGCCACCGGACCGGCCTGGACGATCAAGGCGGTTGAGCCGGTCAGCCCCGGCGCCACGCCCGTTCTGATCACCGTGCAGATCCGTCAATCCTGATGGGGCCGTTTGAGCTTCAGCTTCGCGCCTTCGCTGAGAAGGCCAAGGACAATGCTGATCTGGTCACCCGCAAGGTCGTTCTGGACGTCTGGGCTCGGATCATTGAGCGCTCACCCGTCGATACCGGGCGCTTTCGGGCAAATTGGGTCTATTCGATCAACGCCAAGGTTGAGCAAACCAAGGCCGTGGCGGGAACCTCTGCAAGCCCAGCGCCCGCGCCGGGAGCCCCTGATGTTGAGGACGGCGCGTTCGGCCGCGTCCACTTCATCACCAACTCGCTGCCCTACGCCCAGCGCCTAGAGACCGGATATTCCAACCAAGCCCCACTTGGCATGGTCGGGCTTACCGTCACCGAGTTCAACGCCATCGTCGGCAATGCGGCGCGCGAGGTGAACCCATGAGCGCCGTGAAGATCCGCGCCGCTCTGGAGGGCGCACTAGCGGCGATGTCGCCCACCCTGGCCACCGCCTACGAGAACTTCCCTTTCACCCCTCCAGCGGCGTCCGTGGCCTATCAGCGGGCGCATCTGATGTTCGCCCAGCCCGACAACCCTGAAATGACCGCCTCCTATGAGGAGCACGGGCTGTTTCAGGTCATGCTCGCCTATCCGCCGCTGGACGGCCCGGTCGCTGCATCCAGCCGCGCCGAATTGATCCGCTCCACCTTCAAGCGCGGCCAAGCCTTCACATCCGGCGGCGTTACCGTCCGCATCGAGCGCACCCCGGAAATCAAGCCCGGCTTTGTCGATAGCGACCGCTTCAACGTGGTCGTCCGCATCCCGTTCCGAGCCCCCATCACCGTCTAGCGGCAACGCCCGCCAGAAGCCGACAGCCGGGTCTCCGGCCGTCTCGTCACGCCCCAACCCCCACATGATCGGAGACCTCCCCCATGGCCGAAGCCCAGGGTATTGCCAAGCAACTCAGCGTTAAGGTTCAGTCCGCCCTCGGCACGCCTGCCACGGGTTCGGGCGGCCAACTGCTGCGTCGCCGCACTAGCGTTTTCCAGCGCTCGCGCGACACCTATCAGTCCGACGAAATCGTCTCGCACCAGCAGTCCACCGGCGCCACCGCCGGCCTCAACCGTGCAAGCGGCCAAATCTCGGGCCTGCTGTCGCCGTCCACCTACCAGATCCTTCTGGCCAACCTGCTCCGCAAGGACTACGCGGCGACCACGGCCATCACCGGCCTGTCGATCACCATCGCCGGTTCGGGTCCGACCTATACGGTCACGCGCTCGGCGGGCGACTTCCTGACCGGCGGCGTCAAGGCTGGCGACATCGTGCGCCTGACCGCTGGCAGCTTCAACGCGGCCAACCTCAACAAGAACCTGCTGGTGGTCTCCCTGACCGCCACGGTCCTGACCGTCCGCCCACTGAACGCCGTGGCCCTGGTCGCTGAAGGTCCCATCGCCACCTCGACCCTTAGCGTCCCCGGCAAGAAGGTCTTCGCGGCCAACAGCAGCCACACCAACACCTATCTGACGTTCGAGGAATGGTACTCGGACCTGTCGCGTTCGGAACTGTTCCCGGACATGAAGGTGGCTCAGGCCGCCGTCAACCTGCCCGCCACCGGCAACGCCGAGATCAACTTCGACATCGTTGGCCTCTCGCGCACCACCTCGGGCACGCGGGTTCTGACCTCGCCGACCTCGGAAACGACCACGACCGTTCTGACCGCGGTTAACGGCGGCGTGCTCGTCAACGGCGCCCTGACCCCCCTGACCAGCGCTCAACTGACCATTGCGGGCAACGTCACGCCCTCGGACGCTGAGATCGGGTCGAACTTCGCTTCCGACCTGCAAAAGGGCCGCGTCACGGTTTCGGGTTCGTTCACCGCCAAGTTCTCGGGCGCCACGCTGCAAACCCTGTTTGAACAGCAGACGCCGGTCGGTCTGGTTCTGGTCGTGGCCGATGGCCCGGCCGACGCCGCCGACTTCATCACCTTCAACATGAGCAAGATCAAGCTGTTCTCGGACACCCCCGACGACGGCGAAAAGACCGTGATCCGCTCCTACAGCTTCACCGCTGAAATCAACGGTTCCGGCGGGACCGCCCTGGCGAACGATCTGACGATTCTGTCAATCCAAGACAGCCAGGCCTCCTAAGCCGCCCAGGCCGCAACGCACCGGCCACCCCCACCAGCCGACTAAATCCCTCCTCGGCTGCACCTCAACGGGCCGGTCGCACCGTGCCCGACTTTTCTGGACGCCGTGACCGCTGGCGACGAGGCTTTCGAGTTCCCCTATATCCTGCCCAACGGTTCGGACACCGGCATCACCTTCAAGGTTCTCGGCGCCCAATCGGAAAAGGTCACCGCCGAGGTCAACCGCCTCGTCAATGAGCGCCGCCGCAAGGAAGCCTCGGCCGAAGCCCAGAGCCGCACCGCTCGCAGCGAGGCCGTCTTCACCCCCGTTGAGGATGACGTCGCGTTTGGCCAGCGTCTCGCCGCCGTGCGCCTGGTCGGCTGGACCGGCCTTAAGGACGAGTGGAGCCCGGCCAACGCCCTGCGCCTCTGCCAGCGCAACGCCGACGTGTCCAACCAAGTGACGGCCAAGTCCAACGAGGTCGGCAATTTTATGAAACTCTCGCCCAAGGCCTGATCGCCTTCGCGCGGGAGAGTTTCGAGCTTTCCGTACCGCAGGACGACGGGGTGGCCCTTCGGGTCCACCTCGAAAGCCTCGCAAGGCAAGATGACGTCGAGGCCTCGCACCGGCTGGCCAATCCCCCGCCGCTGCACCCCCTCGTTGCTCACATCTGGTCCTATTACGCCGACCTAAGCCAAACCCGCCAGACCGGCGGCATGGGGCCATCTCGCCTTTCCCGCCTGGAAATTCAGGCATGGGAACGCGACGAGGGCGTCAGGCTGGAACGGTGGGAGCGACGGGCCGTGATGGCCATCGACGCCCTGCATCTTTCGATCATGAACGCGCCCGACAAGGGCTGATCTAGGAGGCCAAGCATGGAAGACATCGCATCGCTTGGCCTCAAGATCGACGCCTCGGAAGCCGACCGCGCGTCTGGCGCTCTGGACAAGCTGGCCGCTGCCGGTGGACGGGCTGAGACCCAAACCCGCAAGACGGCGGGCGCGGCCGAGGATCTGGCCAAGTCCTACGCCTCGGGCGCGAGCGCAGCGGCTGAAATCGAACGCCGCATCGACGCGCTCAAGGGCTCGATTGATCCGGCCTATAACGCCATGCGCCGCCTTGACGGCGAGCTAAAGGAAGCCGCCTCGCTCTACAAGGCTGGGGCGATTTCTGTTGATGAATATGCCAAGGCCAGCGGCGTGCTTGAGGCGCGGCAGAATAGCCTTCTTGCGGCTCAACAGCGCTTGAACAATGCCCATCTTGCCGGAGGTAAGGCTGCAAAGCTCCAATCCTACGAGATGATGAACCTCAGCCGAAACGCTGCGGATGTGTTCGTCACCCTGGCATCTGGCCAGAATCCTATGATGGTCCTGATCCAGCAGGGGCCACAGATCGCCGACGTGTTCCAGAATGCGGCTACGCGCGGCGTCGGCTTTAAGGCCGCCCTACTCGGTATCGCCGAATCCGTGGGCCCAATCCTCGCCATCGCCGCCCCGCTCCTCATCGTTGGCGGCGCAATGGGTGCAATAGCCCTTGCGGCCCATCAGGGCGAAAAGGAAGCCAACGCCCTAGCTAACGCCATTGCCATCACGGGCAACTATTCTCGCGTGACCTCTGGCCAAATTGAAGAGATGGCGGATCGGGTCGCCAAATCGACCAACTCAAGCCTGGGCAGCGTCCGCGAAACCATGATGACCCTTGTCGCTAGTGGCAAGGTCGCGGGGGGCGCAATCGAAGCACTCAGCGCAGACACCGCCAAGCTCGCCCAATTCACCGGCCAATCGGCTGCTAAGTTCGCCGAGAGCTTCGCCGGAATGGGTGATGATGTCGCCGGGTTCGCCACCAAGTTCAATGAACAATACCACCTTCTGACCTTTGCTCAGATGGAGCATATCCGACTGCTCCAAGAGCAAGGCGATACGAGCAAGGCGCAGATTGAGCTGGCCATTGCCCTGCATGAGCAGCTCGGCAAGATCGGTCCTGCCAATCTTGGCCTTTTGGAGAGGGCGTGGCGCGGCGTCAGCAACGCCATCGGCGACGCCTGGCAACATCTGAAGGATTTCGGAAAGTCCCCGGAGGTCGAAAGGCAACTGCAAGCTGTCAATGACCAGCTACAGGGCGACTATGCCCAACGGGACGCGGCGACCCGCAACACGCTGCTTGCTCAGAAGGCCGCCCTAGAGGCAACCATTGCCCAGGGTAAAGCCGCCTCCGCCAACACGGCGACCAATGTGGCGGCCAACGATGCAGCCGACCGGATGCGCTCGACGTGGGGCGGCATGGGTGATGACATCGGGCGTGCTCAAAGAGAGGTCGCCAAATACCGCGCCGACATCGAGGCGATCAAAAAGGTTGATCCCCGTAGCAACCTGATTCCCTCGGCCTCTCGCCAAAAGGCGGCCGAGGCGGATATTGTCAAAAAGTACACCCCCGATGCGACCGCCGCCGCCAACGAGGCCGCAAGCGCCTCGGAAAGCGCCGCAAGGGCGGCCGAACATCGTGCTCAAGCGCTGGCCCGTGAGGCGTCGGCAATCGAAGAGAACATCAAGGGTCAATATGCTCTGGCCGACGCCTATGGCGTGGGCGAGGCGGCGTCTATTCGGGCTGAGGCAACGCGCAAAGCGTCTGTTGACGCTACCCGCAAGGGCGCTGATGTTTCCGCCGCCATTGAGCGTCAAATCCGCTTGGCCGTTGCTGAAGGCGCGGCCAGCGCTGCGAAATCAGCCGCCGCTATCGGCGATCAGGCGAACGCCCAGGCCGTCCTCAATGATCAGGTCGCCGGGGGGATTCTAACGTCTGCCCAGGCTAACGAGCAATTGAAAGACGGTGTGGCGCTTCGTCACCTGGCGGCCCTTGCCAATGTCGCCGACGCAGCCGGTAAGGCCCGCTTGGCCATCATTGTCGCTGACCTAACGGCAGCCCAGCACAAGTCGAATGACGAAGCTAGGACGGCGCAAATCCTCGCGGCAAATGCCCAGCAGAATGACACCATCGCCTATATGAAGGCCGAGCTTGGCCTTATCGGAGCCACCAACCTCAAGCGAGAGGTGACGCTAGCACAATTGCGCGCCGAGCAGGAATTGCGCGCCAAGGGGGCCGATCTTTCCTCGCCAGAGTCCATCGCCTATGTCGGCGGTGCGAAGGATGCAGCGGCCGAGGTCGTGAAACTTCAAACGGCCCAGCTTGCCTATAATGACAGCCTGACCGTTACCCGCGACACCTTGAACCAAATCGACCAAAATGCACGCGACGCGGCATCGGGTCTGGCTTCCTCCTTCGGGTCGATCGGTAAGTCCATCGGTGATGTGCTTACGGCTCTGACGGCCTATTCCGCCAAGCAGGAAGAGGTCCGCGTTCAGCGCAAGGCCTATATTGATCAGGGCGGGGCCGATGAGCGCCGTCTGGCGATGTTCTCGCGCGAGAGCACTAAGGCCCAGCTCGATAGCTATTCCTCGCTCGCGAGCGCGGCTAAGGGCTTCTTTGGCGAGAAGACGGCTGGCTATAAGCTACTTGAGGGGGCCGAGAAGGCCTTCCGCATTGTCGAGTTCGGCCTGACCCTCGCTTCTATTGCAGCGAAGGGCTCCGAAACCGCCGCGACAGTCGCCTCCGAGGCCACCCAGACAACGGCCGTTGTCGCCGGTAGCAGCGTGCGGGCCACGGCCAAGGGCGCGGAAGCTGTCGCCGGTATCTTCGCCGCGCTCGGTCCGTTCGGATTCCCTGTGGCGGCTGCCGCTATTGCCGTCATGGCGGCGGCGGGCGTGTCGGCCCTTGGTGGTAGCGGGGCCGCGCCCGGTCTCAACGATTCAAAGACCCGCCAGGACAGCCAAGGTTCCGGTTCAGTGCTTGGCGACGCCTCGGCCAAGAGCGACAGCATCGCCAAGGCCCTGGAAATCTCGCAGAGCTACCAGAACCACGACCTCGAATATTCCAACCAGATGGTCAAATCCCTCAAGGTGATTGAGGGCAACATTGGCTCGGTTGCGTCCCTGCTAGCCAAGCAGCTCGGCCTGCCTTCGGGCGGATTGAGCACCGATGGGCTCGGCCTGGGCACGACGACCAAAGGCCCCGGCCTCGGCCAATTCCTGCTTGCCGGTGGCATTTCCAAGCTGCTGCCCGGATTGTTCGGTTCATCGACCACTACCAGCCTGCAAGACCAGGGACTGGACTTCCAAAACCAGAGCCTTGCGGACCTAGTGGCCAACGGCGTCAACGGCTCAACCTATCAGCAGGTTGGAACCACGACCAAAAAGAAGTTCTTGGGCATCAACTATTCGACCAAATCCTCGACCTCGACCTCGACGTCTGGGCTCGATCAGGATTTGGGCGTTCAGATCACCGCCCTGGTCGCTTCATTGCGCGACGGCGTGCTCTCGGCCGCCTCGACCATCGGCATTGACGGCGCGACCGCTGTTCTCGACGCCTTCCAAGTCAGCATCGGCAAGCTGTCGCTTAAGGACATGACCGGGACTGAGATCGAGGACGCCCTGAACGCGGTGTTCTCCAAGCTCGGCGACGACATGGCCACGGCGCTCTTGCCCGCTATCTCGGCTTTCCAACAGGTCGGGGAGGGGGCTTTCGAGACCCTGACGCGCCTGGCCCGCGAATATACCGTTGTGGACGTGACCCTGGCCTCGCTGGGTAAGAGCTTCTCAGGCGTCGGCCTGTCGTCCATCGCCGCGCGCGACCGCCTGGTTGAGCTGGCGGGCGGTCTTGAGCAGTTCACCGATCAAGCCAAGTTCTTCGCCGACAACTTCCTGTCCGAAGCCGAGCGCATCACGCCTATCACCAAGGCCGTGACGATAGAGATGGCCCGCCTTGGCCTGTCGGGCATCCAGACCAAGGACGCTTTCAAGCAACTGGTCCTCGGGATCGACGTGTCCACCGAGGCCGGGGCTGCGATGTATGCCGCCCTGATGAACGTGGCGCCCGCGTTCCTCAAAACGGCCGACTATGCAGAAAGCATGGCCGACAGCCTCACCGAGGCGGCGGAAGGCGTGCTCGCGACGGCTAAGGAACAACTGGACGCGGCCAACACGCTCGTTGATCGGGCCCGCACCGCCCTTCGCGCCGCCTATGACGCCGAGGCCGGTAGCATCAAGACCCGCATCGACGCCGCCGCTCAAGCCGCCAGCACCGCCCGTTCGGCCCTTCAGGAAGCCTACGCCAAGGAAGTCGCGGCCATTGAGGATCGGGTCGCCGTCGCTACCAATGCCGTCGAGAGCGCCCGCGCCCGCCTCAAGACCGCCTATGACGCCGAGATCGCCGCGTTCGCCGACCGGGTGGACCGCACGACCGCCGCCGTTGAAGCCGCCCGCGACGTGCTGTCCAGCGCCTATGACGACGTTATCGCCACCCTGGCCGACAAGGTAGCCCAGGCCGCCACCGCGACCCAATCGGCCCGCGATGTCCTGACGCAATCCTATGAGCGCGAGGGCTCGGCCATCAAGGCCACCATCGACCGCTTCCGTACCTTCTCGGCCTCGCTTCAGGACTTCCGCCGCTCGCTCGATACAGGCGCGTCCGCCGCCCTGTCGCCGGAACAACAATACCAGACCTCGGCCGCTGAGTTTGAGCGCATCGCCAAGCTGGCGCGGGCCGGGGACTCCGACGCCCTTGGCAAGCTGCAAACGGTCAGCCAAGCCTATCTGGACGCCTCGCGCGGGTACTACGCCTCGTCGGCCGGGTACTTCGCCGATCTGGCCAAGGTCAAGGACGCGGTGCAAGCCTCGGCCGCGATTGCCGATACGACCGTCTCGACGGCTGAACAGCAGCTTGCCGCCCTTGATGCGAGCGTTGCGGGCCTGATCACGGTCAATGCCTCCGTGCTGTCGGTCGCCGATGCGATTGCAGCCGTTCAGGCCGCCATCGCTGCCCAGACGGTCGCCCAGGCTGAACAAGCGCAAGGCACCGCCCTTGTGGACGCCACGGTCGGCGGACTGCTCAATGTGGACGCCTCGGTCAAGACCGTGGCCGAAGCTGTCGCGGCGATGAAGGCGGCAATGGCCGATCAAGCCGCCGCCCTGCTGGCCCAGACCGAAGGCACGGCGCTGCTCAACGCCACGACCAGCGGCCTTCTGACCGTGGACGCCAGCGTCAAGACCGTCACCCAGGCGGTTGCGGACCTGCAAGCGGCTCTGACCGACCAGACGGCGACCCAGGCCCTCGCGGACGCCCAACTGGCGGCCCTGAACGCCAGCGTTACCGGCCTGCTGGACATCAACACCTCCGTTCTGTCGGTTGGCGAGGCTATCGCGGCCCTGCAAGCGGCGATGGCAGACGGCGCGGCGGCTCAAGCCCAACTCGACGCCCTTGACGCCAGCGTCGCCGGGCTTTTGGAAGTCA